AGCGGGAAGTCCACCGCCCCGTCTGGATCGCCCCGCACGTGAAGGGGCCGGAAGGCGCACCGCTGATCGGCGGCGAGAAGGTCTACGCGTGGAAGAGGTGACCATGGTCGCCGCCCGCACCCTCACGGAATGGCACAGCCTCGACGCCCCGTTCACGCTGCTCACCGACTGGGATCCGATCCCCGGCCGCTGTAGCCGCTGCGACGGCCGCGCGTGGCTCGGCGAGTCCCGGTGGTGGCACGACGAGGATCCCTGCCGCTCCACCCGGCCCGCCGAATTCCTGCCCGACCCCCGCTAACCCTCACCGCAAGGAGCATCCGCCATGTCCGCGATCACCGATCGTTTCCACCAGGTCGTCACCGAACTCGAAGCCGAGGGCCACCACCTCGCCGACGAGGCCAAGGCGCTCCTCTCCCACTACGAGAAGGAAGCCGCAGCTGTCGTCGACGGCGTCAAGCCGATCCTCGCCGACCTCCGCACCGGCATCGCAGCCGACGTCACGGACGCCGTCGCCCGCGTCGAAGCCGCGGTCGCCAAGGTGGAGGCGCTCGTCAAGCAGCCGCCCGCCGGGAGCTGAGCCGTGCTCGAAGTCTTCTGCTACACGATCGGCTTCGTGCTCCTGCTACTCGCCGCGGTCCTCCCGCCGACGGTGCCGCACCGGGACCGGCTCGCCTACGCCGGGCTCGCCCTCTGGCTCTTGCCCGCCACCGTGCACACCCTGCAAGCGCACTGACCAGCCGGATCGTGGCCAGCACGGAAGGAGCCGACCGTGCCGAACATCGTCTTCAACGTCGCCCTCGGCCGCGTGTCCTACCTCGCCTCCCTGCCCGCCGCCAACGACGGGCTGATCGCCGTGCCCATCGAAACCGCAGGCATCGTCTCGGACGCCGTCATGCGGGACTACCACGACCTGCAGACTCTCCTCGCCGGCGCGAGCAATGAGCAGGTCACGATGGGCCGCAAGCCGCTGACCGGCGTCACCGTCACCTTCGACGACACCAACGACCGCGTGGCCGTCGACGCTGCGGACATCGTCTGGACCGGCGCAACAGGCAACGCGATCTCCGCGATCGTCATCTGCTACGTGCCCGACAACACCGCACCGAACGACGCGACCACGATCCCATTGACCAAGCACGACTTCGCTGTCGCCCCTGATGGCAGCGATGTGATCGCTATGGTCGCGGACCCCTACCGCGCCAACAGCGCCGCCTGACCCGGACGCCGGGAGGGATGAACCATGGCGCTCATCTCGACCTTGATCGACGACTTCAACGACGGCGTCGTCGACCCCGCGAAGTGGCCCGACTCGTTCGGCATCTACAGCGAACCCGGCGGCCGGGCCCGCGTCAGATGCGACACCGGCTTCAACGCCTACAGCTCAGCCCTCGCGTACACGCTCGCCGAATCCTCCGTCTACCTGCGCGGCTACCCGCCCGCAGCAGGCGGCGCCACCACCGAAGCGTGGGCGCAGATCCTCATCAAGTCGAGCACAGGCGGCACCGACCTCGGCTTTGAGCTGAGAGCCTTGACCGGCGAGCTGGTGATGTTCTCCCGCACCGGATTCTTCGACGCCGCAGCCGTGAATATCCCCTACTCGGCCACCAACCACGCATGGCTCCGAGTCCGGGAGACGGGCGGTACCACCTACTGGGACACCTCGCCGGACGCCGCGACGTGGACGAACCGGCGCACCCTCGCCAGCCCGGCATGGGTCGCCGACACGAACCTCGAGTTCCAGCTCATCGCCCACCGCGACAGCGGGACCGTCGACTACGCCGAGTTCGACAACGTCAACATCACCGGAACCTTCGTCGCCCTCGGCACGGCGGTAGAGACCGATACCGCACAGACGCTCGGCCGGACCAAGACCCGCGCACTCGGCACTGCCACCGAGACCGATACGGCATTGGCGCTCGCCGCCAGGATCAGGTACCCCATCACCGACGTCCAGGCCAGCGAGACCGACACCGGATGGACCGCAGCCAGCATCCCCGGACGCTGGGACGCGATCGAGACATCCGGCTCGTGGGTCGTCAAGGAGGGGTCGTGATCACCCAGTCCGCCCTGTCCCTTGAGTACGTGCCAGCAGCCATCACAGCAACGTCCATGGGCGTGCCCGTCAACCCGACCGGCGACCCGGTGTCGTTCGCGTTCACCGTCGGCGCCGCCCGGCCCGCCTCTGGCGACTGGAAGACGGGCTCGTGGGACGGCACCCAGCCCCGCACACCCGGCAACGCCTACATCGCCCACTGCCTCGTCGGACCAGGCGGCACCGTCACCCTCGCCGCAGGCCGGTACACGATGTGGGTGCGGATCACCGACACCCCCGAGATCCCCGTCATCCCGTTCGGGCTGCTCAACATCACCTGAAGGAGATGCCGTGGACTTCCCCGCCATCCCGGTCGTCAGCGAGCCCGTGCCGCCGCCGTCCGGCCCCGCCTGCGTCCTGTGTGCCGAGCCTGCCCTCGTGAACTGGCTGCGCCGGCCGACCGACGACGAACTCGCCGAGGTCGTGAAAGCCGAGCAGGACCGCCGTGATCAGATCCGGCTCCTGGCCGACCCGCAACTGCCAGAGCCGGAGTTCGGACCGCTGCCGACCGCCGAAGGCACGACGCGCACCGTGTACGCGTGCGGCCCCCACGCCATTTCGATGGACGCCGCCGCCCTGGTCCACGCCAGCAGCTGCACCGCACCGAACGACGCCGACCTGCCTGGCTGCGACTGCACGCCCGAGCCTCCCCCGGACGCGCCCCCGGAAGAGGAGCCCGTGCAGGCCCTGCCAGACCACTGGGTGACGGGCGGCGCGTGATGCCCAAGCAGGGACACGGGCGGCAAATGCCCGAGGGCTTCGAAGAGTTCCGATCGGACGGCAACCGCCGCTGCTGGGGACGCAACAAGAAAACCGGCAGCCAGTGCGGAGCCGTCGCCCTGGCCGGACAGAACATCTGCCGCTACCACGGCGGCGCCGCACCACAGAGCCTCAAAGCGGGGGAACGGCGCGTCACCGAAGAGAAGGCCCGCATACTCGCGGAAACGTATGGCCGGAAGATCAAAACAACCGCGACCGAGGCACTCCTCGAAGAGGTGCAGTGGACCGCCGGACACGTGGCCTGGCTGCGAGAACGCGTCCAAGAGATCGAGACCGTCGAGGACGCCGGCGCCGACGCCGAGAACGGCCTCGTATGGGGCACCACCCGGCGTAAGTCCGGCGGCGAGGACCGCGGCGTCACCGAGGAAGCCGCCCCGAACATCTGGCTGAAGCTCTACCAGCAGGAACGCACCCACCTGGTGAAGGTCTGCTCGGAAGCCATCCGGGCCGGCATCGAGGAGCGGCGAGTTCATCTGGCAGAGCAGCAGGGCTCACTGGTGGCCCAGGTCATCCGGGCGATCCTCGCTGATCTCAATCTCAATTCCGAGCAGCAGGCCCGCGTGCCCGAGGTGGTGCCGCGTCATCTGCGGGCGCTCGCATCCTGACCGGGGAGGCGGCTGATGACCGCCACGTGGGCCGAGTTCGCTGCCAAGGCCTTCGAGCCGAAGGACATCTTCGGCGACCTCGGCTACGAACCGACTCCGAAGCAGAGCACGTTCCATGCCGCAACCGAGTTCGACGTCCTGTTCGGCGGCGCGGCCGGTGGCGGCAAGTCGAGAGCGCTCACCGCGCACGCGATCCGCGAGTGCATGCAGTACCCGGGGCTGCGAGTCGGCGCATTCCGCCGCACTTACGGCGAGCTGAAAGAGTCGCTGATCGCCGAACTGGTCAACCTGAACTTCGCCAAGGAGCTCGGCGCCCGCTGGAACGGCACCGAGTACGAGCTCCGCTTCCCCAACGGCAGCCTGATCATGTTCCGGTACGCCGAGACGGTGCAGGACGCCACCCGGCGCCAGGGCGGCCAGTACCAGCTCCTCATCTTCGACGAGCGGACCCTCACCCCGCCCGACGTGTGCTCGTTCCTCGAATCCCGCCTGCGTTCAGGGCGCCGCGACATCCCCGTCCTCGGGATCCGCTCCGGCACCAACCCCGGCGGCCCCGGACACGGCGCCGTCAAAACCCGCTACATCAAGCCCACCAACTACGGCAAGCAGGTCATCACCGACGGGCGCGGACGCACCGTGCGGTTCATCCCGTCCAAGCTCAGCGACAACCCCCACGTCAACCCCGAGTACGCCCAAGACCTCAAGGCCCTCCCGGAGAAACTGCGGGCCGCCTTCCTCGACGGCGACTGGGATGTGTTCGCAGGAATGATGTTCAGCGAGGTCAAACGCGACCGGCACGTCATCGAACCGATCACTCTGCCCGCCACGTGGAAGCGATACAACGGCATCGACTGGGGCTTCGCCGCACCCTGGGCCGTCCTGTGGGCCGCAGTCGACGAAGACGGCCGGGTCTGGATCTACCGGGAGATCTACCGGCGCGGTGTCGGCGAGGCTGAGCAGGCGCGGCAGATCCTCGCCGCCGAAGCCGCCGGCGAGCACGTCGCAGTCCGGTACGCCGACGACGCGATGTGGGCCACCCGCGGTGACGCCAAGCCCATCGCCTCGGTGTACGCCGACAACGGCGTGCACCTTGCCCCCGCCGGTAAAGGGGCTGGCTCTCGCGTCAATGGCTGGCAGCGGGTCCGTTCCTACCTCGCGGAAGCCCCGGCCTGCCCGCACCACCGGGCGCAGGGCTGGGAAACCTGCCCCAAGCTCCACATCTTCTCGACCGTCACCGAGCTGTACCGGGAACTGTCGGACCTGCCGCACGCCACGAAGGGCGACCCGGAAGACGCCGACACCACCGCAGATGATCATGCCAGTGACAGTCTTCGGTACCTCCTATCCAACCTCGGCACCGGCCCCGAGTTCGTGGTCCTCGACGCAACAGCGGGCAAGGAGCCCATCGCCGAGGCCCTGCAGCCGCTCGGCCCGACGATGGCCCTGCGTCTCGACGATGGCGGCCCGACGGCCAACTGGTGGGAAGCCGAAATCGACGACGAGGGCCCGAGGCCCGGGGGGACGGTGGAAGTCCCGTGAGCCTACGCACGTGGTGGCAGGGCCTGACCGGCGGCGCCGAAGTACTGGAGACCGCCCCGGCGAAGGTCCCGGAACGCGAGGGATACGCCTACGGCATCGGACCCGGTGGCCTCACCGAGACCAACCAGGGCCTCGGCGGTGCGACCCAGACGGACCGCCGCTCCATGCTGCAGTCCCTGTACGAGGCGTACCTGTCCTGCCCGTGGGCGTGGGCCAGCATCAACGCCATCGCCCGCACCATCACCGCCGGCGGCCTGGTCACCGACTGGGACTCCGACGACGGTCAGGGCGACGAGCAGGAGCCCGACAAGCCCGAGCAGGTGCTGCTCCTCGAGCGGATGATCGGCTACTGCAATCCGCGGGAGAACATCCGGCAGATCCTCCGCGGCGTCATCATCGACCTGCTGGTTTTCGGTGACGCCTTCATCGAGGTCGTGTGGCTGGGCCAGCAGCCGGTTGCGTTGTACACGCTGGACTGCCCGTCGATGCTGCCGATCGCCGACGAGCACGGCAACGTGACCAGCTACGTGCAGCTCACGGAGGCGGGGCAGCGGGCAACGTTCGAGCCGCGCGAGGTCATCCACATCTCGCTGGACGCGCCCCGCTCGAGCGTGTTCGGCGTGAGCCCGACGCAGGCCGCGATGCTCCCCATCACTGCGTGGCTGTTCGCTTCGGCGACCAGCAAGGAAATCTTCCGCAAGGGCGCGCCGCCGCAGATCCACGTCGACTTCCCGGCCTCCAACTCCACGGCGGACATCAATCGGTGGAACGCCCAGTACCAGCAGCGGAATGTCGGCCCCCGCAACATCGGGACGCCGATCTCCACCAAGGGTGGCGCGCAGATCCAGGAACTGGCGCAGTCCCGGACGATGGACTACCTGAAGTACCTGGACCAGAAGCGCGACGAGATCATCGCCTCGTATGGGGTGCCGCCTGCGAAGGTCGGCATCATCGAGTCCGGGAACCTGGGCGGCGGCACCGGTGAGACGCAGGACCGCACCTTCATGATCAACACCTGTCAGCCGATCGCCGAACTCGTCCTCGAAGCCCTCAACTTCCACCTCGCCAAGCTCGGCTTCGGCGTCGAAGGCTGGAAGCTGAAGTTCCGCGACATCGACATGCGCGACTCCAAGACCGTCGAAGAGATCCGCGACATGCGGCTCCGTAACGGCTCCTGGACGCTCGACCGATACCGCGCGGACATCGGCGAACCCGCCGTCGACGGCGGCGACCAGCCCGTCCTCGTCGACCGCCAGAACCTGGTGCAGTGGGCCGACATGGACGCCGCATCAAAGGCGTTCGTCGCCAGCAAACTCCGCGGCACCGCCCTCGAACCCG